ATTCCGTGGCAAAGCAAAAGTTCAGAATCACCAACTGGTCCACCTACAACAAAGCTCTCATCAACCGTGGCTCCCTCACTTTCTGGCTGGATGATGAGGCCATTCAGGCCTGGTATGAGTCGGCAACGCCTTCATCACGAGGAAGGCCCCAGCGCTATTCTGATCTCGCCATCACCACCGTTCTGGTGATTAAACGCGTATTCCGGCTGACCCTGCGGGCTGCGCAGGGTTTTATTGATTCCATTTTTGCCCTGATGAACGTTCCGTTGCGCTGCCCGGATTACACCAGTGTCAGTAAGCGGGCAAAGTCGGTTAATGTCAGTTTCAAAACGTCCACCCGGGGTGAAATCGCACACCTGGTGATTGATTCCACCGGGCTGAAGGTCTTTGGTGAAGGCGAATGGAAAGTCAGAAAGCACGGCAAAGAGCGCCGTCGTATCTGGCGAAAGTTGCATCTTGCTGTTGACAGCAACACACATGAAGTTGTCTGTGCAGACCTGTCGCTGAATAACGTCACGGACTCAGAAGCCTTCCCGGGCCTTATCCGGCAGACTCACAGAAAAATCAGGGCAGCCGCGGCAGACGGGGCTTACGATACCCGGCTCTGTCACGATGAACTGCGCCGCAAAAAAATCAGCGCGCTTATTCCTCCCCGAAAAGGAGCAGGTTACTGGCCCGGTGAGTACGCAGACCGCAACCGTGCCGTTGCTAATCAGCGGCTGAGCGGAAGCAATGCACGGTGGAAATGGACAACGGAATATAACCGTCGCTCGATAGCGGAAACGGCAATGTACAGAATGAAGCAGTTGTTGGGAGATTCACTGACGCTGCGTGACTACGATGGTCAGGTAGCGGAAGCTATGGCCATGGTGCGTGCGTTGAACAGGATGACAAAGGCTGGGATGCCAGAAAGCGTGCGTATTGCCTGAAAATCCAGCCAGCTACAGGGTCGTTCGCACGAAATCTTATTTATTCAACAAAGCCTCATCAATTAGTCGTTTGTACAAGGAAGCACCACATCTGTCGAGGATCTACAAAGCTGCTTCTAAGGAGTTTAAGTTCGCTAAGTACTTACGAAATAAGTTTGCAGGGCATATACATCCTGAACTGTTAGCCAAGGCTATAGAGTGGAAGCCTGAGCTTAGGTTCATCGCAGACAGAATGGATGAACAACAAATCATGCAGTTTTGCAATCTTTGCGTACTTGAAACAGCAATAAACACATACGTTGATCAAAGCGGAGAGCATCTGGTTTTTGACTCTGAGACTGACTTATTCTTCCCGAAGGACAATGAGCGTTTCAGCATGTTTTTAGAGAAAGTAATTAGAACAGGTATTCAGTATCTTACTGAACTGGGAGTTGTGCTAAGAAGTAAAATAGATAAGCCAGCAGAAGGGTTAGAGTCTCTTGAGTATTGGAAAACTGCGGGATTAACAGAGTTCAATTTTATTGCTAAACAATAAGGGACAATGTCCCTTATCATATAGTTATAGGTTATTTGGAATCTGTGCCTTAACTGACTTTGCAGTTGTTAAGATAAACAAAACTCATTGTAGTCAAATTATCATGCATATACATTCTATCGGTGCCTTTGGCGTGTTTAAGATACCCACCAGAGCTATTGCTTGATTGGCCTACGGAATCTGAAAAACCCATTAAATTTGAGAAGCCTACAAACATAAACCCAGATTTGTTAATAACATCTGATGAGCTAATCGAGTAGTTAAACCATAAGTAATGGTCCTGTACTACAGCTGTGTCATATACAGGTTCTGCTTCTAGGTTGTGCATGTCTTTAATTGTCGCATCGCATTGATAAGTTCTTGGTTTACCCGCCATGAATGCGAGGCCGATAGCACCTGCAATAACTATAGTGACAAGAGTCTTAATGGAATTTGATTTTACGTTCTGACTGATGTTCATTTTGTTCTCCTTGTGTGTGCGTATAATAATACATTTAAATAAAATCGTAAACTTCTATTATCTTCCATTGTTCGCGAAGCAGTGATTTTTTAAAACAGTTTTAATTGAATCTATTGAGATCAAAGCTTTAATCAGAGACACTCTGATTAAAGCTTATGTCGCAGGAAATGCATAATTATTTTGGGGCACGATAAGAAGCGGGATGTTTCGGGACCGCATCCTTTAGTTGACCTGTAAAATTTTAATTCCATTGCAATTCAAGTTGGACTCCGGGGTTTACAGTCTCGTGAAATCATAGACACACGTTAATAAATATCGTAGGTGTACTAAGTTATTAATTTAAATAAACTACTGGAGAAATTCTATGGCTCGAAAAAAATATGTCTCGATGGCCGATATGGCTCGTCGTTATGGTTATACATTTAACGCGATTAAAGCATGGCGCGCCGAGGGTCTACCGTACTCTGAAAGTCCTAACGGAATTCCTGAAGATGAAGGTACGCAGTGGATTATCAAAAATAAAATTGAACCGCTTCGTAATACTTCAGTTAAAGAGGAGATGGATCTTGAAAAACTCCGAGAACAAAAAGCTAAAGCTGACCTAGCTCAGTACGCTGCTCAAGAAAAATCAGGCGAGTTAATCTCAACCGATTATGTTCAATCAGAGCTTAATAAGTTCTGTGCTAACCTAAAAGATACGTTAAGACTTATTCCTTCAAAACACGCGATTGATTTGATTGAACACGCTAACTCTGTTGATGACCTCAAACAACGACTGCGTGAAATCATCGATGAAGAACTGCTAAAGGTATCAGAACTGTTTGAGCAAGAAGATATCATTCAAGAGACCGATCAAGACGAATCTGAACAACCAGAACAAGACTTAATTGATATCGATATCGATTAATCTACTCGGTTGAAGTCTATCAATAACGTGCCAGAATTTAATCTCTGCTTGTATAGACTCAAACGCTATTGGAATAACATTTTCATTCTGATAGAAATAACTATATTTGTAGTACTTATAAGGCCTACCGTATGAGTAGGCCATTTCCTCAATTTGTTCCTCTGTAATTCCTGCCTGAACTTCAAGTACATCCGCACCATCAGCGTTTAAAATCATTTTAACCTCCGAGCTTTTTCTTTACATAACTTAGCAGTTATCTCCCAATACTCTGAATGTTCTTTATTATAGATTGAGCGAAGCTTGATTAGCTCTTTTACTTGATTGGAAGAGAATTGCTCAAGTTCATTAATTAGTAAGTGTACTTTCTGTTCTGTGTTCATTGGTTTTCCTTAGTGGTTTTAAGATTAGATAAACTGGAAGTAAAGCAACAAATAATACGCTTGTGATACAGAACCATACTGCTGTTAGTACAGTGCATAGGCATCCAAAAAGAAATTTCATAAGTTCTCCTAGGGGCAGAAGCCCCTGTTAACGTTGTGCTGTTCTAAAAGGTTGTTTAATACGATTGATAGACATATTCTGATTATAATAACCGTCGCATATCCCTGATGGAGCATCTATAAGTTTAGTAGAGATTTTCCCGCAGTCTTTGCAAGGAGCGGTTTCACGCTCAGAGATTTTCCTGATTGTCTCAAACTCACCATGAGTTGGACAGTAATAACTATACGTTGGCATTCTTTTCCTTACTGAACATTCGTTCAATTGTTTCGATTAATTTAACGTGCTTAAGTAGTTCGTCTTTAGATATTTCATTGTTGAGATATTTTTCATAGATAATATCAAGTACTTGGTCAGCGTTCATATTTTCTCCATTGATTTGATATAGATATTTATTACGCTGAAACCTTGCTGATGCGCTCCTCTAATATTTTAATCGTATTATCTTTAGCGGCGATTGTTTCTTGTAGTAAAGCTATGGTTTCTTGTAGTAAAGCTATGGTTTCATCTTTTAATTTAGAACTCGCTGCGTACATGGCAATGACTTCATTTAATGTTTTGATATCGGCTATGGTTGACATATTTTTCCTTATATAACTTTAAGTTCACCGGAGTTAATCTGATTTTTCTTAATGCTGTACAACATCGGGTTATGAACGCGAAGCAAGCGAAGTTCTTCTTCGGTAATCGTCTTAATTGTCTGAACAGGCTCTAATGTAGGAGTTTCATCTTTTGGCATTACCGGAGTTTCTTCATCATTGAAGTTCTCAAGTTCAGATTGAAGTTCAGATAAGTCAATCGTTGAAATTGTGTCTTTTCCTAAATTTTGTTTTCCAATCTTAGAGATAGTTTTTTCAAATACTTCATTCTGTTCTGGTTCTTCTGTGATGTTAAGGTCTCTAACCACAAACTCAGCGAATTTAGAAGCTTCTTCTTTGGTGCTCATTTTTGAAATCTGTACAATAGCTTTGCGTACAAGAATGTTTTCTTCGTTTATTTTTTGGATTTTTTCAATCTGTTTATCTTTAATAGCGAGCTGCTCATCTTTTGCTTTAATAATAGCAAGAAGTGTCTCAACGTCAGTAGGATATACTTTTTCGTCTTGTTCAGATTCTTCAACTTCGGTATTAGAGTAGATATTGTATGCAGTACCGAAGCGAGTATTACAGTCAGCGATAATCATTTCATAACGACGTTCCTTATAAGAACGGCCTTCACGAAACAGAACATCAGCAGTACTCCAAGTTTCATCAACAAAAACCACAAAACCGTTTCCGTTTATACTCCCAGCGAAGTACTGGCCTTCGCCTTTATTAAAATCATGTTTGTTTAGAAAACGACGCAGAACACGAGTTGGCGAACCAACAGATGAACTACATTGTTTAGAAAGCTGAGAATAAGTACTGCCTTTAATTAAGTTCTCAACTTTAGTTTCTTTAGAGTTATCTTTAAAGTTTTTAGTTTCCTCAAGGAAGAAACGAATTTGGTGTTCTTTTCCAGATTTGGCGTTGTTAAAAATAGTGATTCTCATTTTTATTCCTTGGTGATAATGATTTTACGTCCGTTAGTTTTGACTTTAACTCCACATGCGTTGCACCAGCGGCGAAACGTTCTTGAAGAAACTCCGAAAGTATTCTTTGCCCATTCGTCTTGTTCTGATGTTGGGAGTGAGAAAAATTCTTCAGCATATTGCTCAATTGCAGTTTGTGTTTTCATGTTGTATAACCTTAAAGTTGACAATAGTTTTGACATTAATTTTAAAAAAGAACCTCTCCGAAGAGAGGATGTTATACGACACATGGTGTCAATATAGTAATTATATCAAAGATATCTTAAAGCAAATAACCTTTAATATAAAATCTATATTTCATTATTTTAAAAATGAAACGTTTATTTTAGCGGTTTTGGCGTTTTATTTCATTTTCGGATACGGGTACCATTTATTTCGGCAAATGTTTCAGTCGTTTTCCTAAATGAAATGTTTTATTTCATTTTCATCAACAGTACTGATTACAGATATATTTATTACACTGATTTTTCGTCTTATCGTTAGAAATTGATTTGTTCATTAATTAATCACTCTGCCCGGCCGAAGCCGGGTCTTATGAGCTTAACAACAGGAGAACTACCGACGAACGGTGAACACAACCACTAAGGATTACCATAAAGGGCTCTCCACCACAAAGAACCCTTGAGTTAATACCTATGGAATCTCAATCTTTAACAACGCTAAGGACCACCACAATCCTTAATACAATTATATTTATTACGGTGTTTAGCACACATTTTAGAGTGCAATTTGTTAGAAATTCAGAAATTGCACAAAAAGTGATGTAAGTTATTAAGAGGTTTACCAAAGTTAGAAACCAAGGAAATCGATGTCAAATGACACTCAATCAAAACGAATAAGTGTCATGGTGTACTTAGCTGGTACTTAGCCATTTAAAATGACACTCAATCAAAACGAATAAGTGTCATATGATAATAACTGTAATGACACTCAATTAAAAATGTGACACTCAATCGTCCGAGAATGACACTCAATCGCAGTGTCACGATGAAAAAATCTATACCAGATAACAACTTATGGAACATCTTAAGCTATATAAACCAATATACTTTGTTTTCAAGTAGACTTTCAACAGACGATAGGAACTGTCTGTTTCAAGAAACTTTCAATACAACTTCTGCCGAAGACTTTCAAATGAAAAATTGAAACTCTACGCCCGAAGGGCGTATATTGATGTATTCTATAAACCAATGGTGAAAAGCCAGTACAGAAACAAAGACTATCGTCGAGGCTAAAGCCTCTCCGAGTTTCACAATTATTCTTTCTAAACTAGTCTGATACTGGAAGTACTACCAGAATTAACCAGATTAAATCTGGTACCAGACTAGTTCCAGTCTTTATATTTCCATTCCAAACCAGTTAAATCAATCTGGATGTATTCCAGAACATCTAGTACAACAACCAGTTTCTACCTTGTTTCTCCACGAGCAAGCTCGTTCCGAAACGACGCTTCGCGTCTACTTGTTATTTGCTATAAAAACTTGTTGGTATAATGGTTTTAGTCCTTCCAATTAATACTAATCAGACTGGTAATAGATAGACCAGATAGATTAGCCAACCAGATTGTGCTTTAGCACTACTTCTAGTTAAAGCAATTCCGTTCATTTCCAACGTAATAAATACCTGTATCAAATCAACTAACAAACAACAGGTATGAAAATGTCTAAATCTTATAACTCTATTCCTTATTCTCTGGTAGAAAAGCTCTTCGTAATTGACTCATCTTCCAAAACTGGTATTGCTTGGAAAAAGAATTCCCGTCCTGCTGGTACAGTTCTTCCAAGTGGTTATTGCCAGGTTCGTGTTCCTTCTTCTGATAAGAACTTATTCGTTCATACACATCGTATTGTATGGATGCTCGCAAATAAAAAAGATATTCCAGATAAGTCTTATCACGTTGACCATCTTGATTTTGACCGTACAAATAATCGTCCTGAAAATCTTCGTCTGATTAAACGTTATTGGAATATCACTCGTCGTCAAGATAAAAAATCTGATGGTCTTCCTTCTAATATCTACAAGAAAGCTGATGGTAATTTCTTTGCTCAGTTTAGTTTTGAGGGCAAAGGATATCGACACGATGATGAGTCAGTCCAGAAATGCCAAGAATGGTTAGATAAAAAACGTGCTGAAGTTATCGGCATAATGGAAGAATTCTAATGACAACAATAATTATTGGAGCCATCGCATTCGGTGGCTTGTTTATTGCTGATTACGTCAAATTTAAACTACTTGATAAACGCCTCAAAATCGTTGAGGCGAAGCTTGGACTAAATGAACAGACAAAAACTTCTTAAGATAATTAAAAAATCCAGACAGTTTATTCTACCGCCTCCTGATTACACTCCTTCTGAATGGGTTGAACATAATCTTATATTCCCTGATGGTCCATATGCTGGACAGAATATGCGCCTGTTTGAATTTCAGAAAGGGATGATAGATGTAGTTAAAGAACGTAAACGAAAAATTGTATTCGAGACTTCTGCCCAAATCGGCAAGACAACCATCCTGAACGGGATTTTGTTCTACAAATCTGCTAATGACCCAGGAAACGCAGGGGTACTTCAATCAACTGGTAAAGAAACAGGCCAATGGTTAGCAGGCAAGATACGCCCAATGATTGATGCATCACCAGAGATGCAGAAAATCGTAACTGATAAGAATGACCGTAACGCAGTCAATAACGGTTCTCAGATTCAGTTAAGGACTGGTGGGTTCTGGTACTTCATGAGTTTGAACTCTCCTAGCCATCTTCGCGGTAAGACACTTCCTCTTATTCTTATGGATGAAGTGGACGCAGTTGAAACTGATACTGACGAAGGGAACCCGATCGTTATAGCTGAAAACCGCGCAACAACGTTCGGTGAAGACGCTCGTATCTTTATTAGTTCTACGCCTACTTCTAAGCATGGAGCTATCCATACACAGTACGAAGCATCTGATAAGCGTAAGTATCACGTCCCATGTCCTAGTTGTGGTCATTATCATGAACTCATCTGGGAAAACGTTAAGTTTTCTTGGGTAAAAATTGACGGTAAGTCTGTTCCTGATACAGACAGCGTATATCTGGAATGCCCAGAATGTGGTCATCATATCTCTGATGGTGAACGAGCTAGAGCAGTTAAGAACGGGCAATGGGTGATTACTCAGCCTGACTCACGAGTTGCTGGGTTCCATATCTCACGGCTATACAGCCCAATGAGTTCTTTACGCTCTGTGATGGAGGACTATAAGCAAGCGTGGCAATCGTTCAGTTTATCAACTTTCTATAACACGGTTCTTGGATTGCCGTTTGATGATTTAAACGAAGACGTAGAACTCTACAAATTAGAGAAATTAAAAACCGACGTTGGAGTGAACAACATCCCAGATGATGTGTTGTTCCTCACGGCAGGAGTTGACCAACAGCAAGACCGCTTAGAAGTTACGTTGCTCGGACACTCAGAAAAAGCTCTGTACATCATCTGTCACCGTAGCTTCATGACCATGAACGCTGAAGTTATTGAGAGCCCGGCATATAGAGATTTACTGGCATTCTTAAAGGCACCGTTTAGAACGGTCTCTGGCCGTAGAGTAACTATGGCTTGGGCTAACGTTGACTCCGGTAACGGACGTGCAACTAAAACAATCTACAGGTTCTGTTCTCAGTGGAAGCATCTACACGCTATTAAAGGTTCAAGTTCTGTTGACGCACCTTATGTACCAACCAAAGAGTCGAAATCAGGTGGTTATCGTCTGTTTATGGTTGGTGTCAACAAAGGCAAAGACCTTATCAGGGAATTGATAGTTCGTAATACGTCAACAACATTACAGACTCCAGTACATCTCGAAATATCTGCTAATGAAGTACCTGATGATTATCTTGAGCAATTAATGTCTGAAGAACTTAAACGTTCAGGTAATACAGTTCGTTGGACAGTTAAACCCGGTGGTGTGCGAAATGAAGCACTCGACTGTATTAACTATGGCTATTGTGCTCGTCTGCAAGTTATTGAACAAATCAAATGGCATGAGTGGCGGAAGATAGTTGCCAAACAGACAATCGACGATACACCAGATGCATCAGAAACGATTGAGTCTGAACAGTTAATAGAAACTGTACCTGAACAAAAAGAAACGCCTAGAAAGGCTATAGTTAAACGTAGAGTAGTAAAACCGTCTCGTCCAAGAGGTTTCGGTCTGTAATAAATACAAAAAGAAACCGGATGAGGAATTTTTATGATTAAAGAAATTTTCATCGGTGAATTACTCGAATTAACTAATCCTGCTAACGCTTCTGTTCAGATAGGTTCTAAAGAACTTGTTCTGTTCGAACAAAAACAATGCCCGGAGAATATCCGGGTAGAAACTACTGATTTCACAGAAGGTACATTCTCTGTTGTTGTACTTAATGACGGTCAGTTAATTTCTAATGAGTTAATTAAAGTTAAATCACCGTTTATTGGGAAGACTAAAAAAGAACAACTGCGAGAAATGATTAATGACCTTGATAAAGTCATTCAGTATCGCCTGACTAATAATGAAGAAGCAATTCAACAGATGAGTATTAACGGAAAATCTTTCGTATATGAAACTCTTGAAGCTTTGATGAACACCCGTAAGAAATTAGTAGCTAATCTGGCGAATATCATTAAGTCAGAAGACCTCGCTAAAGGGAAGTCTCCTATTTTAACAATCAAGGCAAGGTTTAGAAACGCATGAAATTATTCTCCAGAAAGAAAACTACTGTTAAGAAAGTAAGAAAATCACCTAAATTGGTCATTGATAATTCAAAATCGTTTGAAAAAGGTCTTGATACTCGCCAACTTGGTCCACGTATTGACCGTTTAAGTGGTGATTTTGAAGAAAACCTAATTCGCACAGCAACTATTAACAACGAAATTCGTTCTTCAGGAGATAATCTGAGGGCGATGTCTCGCACGCTGTCAATTAATACTCCTTACGGTAAACGAGCTGTACAGTATCAGGTTGATAACGTAATTGGTGAAGGTATTAATCCGCAACCACGTATCATTGATCGTGATGGACGTCCTAAAAAGGACTTGAACAGTCTTATTGCTGATAGTTTTGAGTACTGGGCAAGTTCTCCTAAGCGATTCAGTAGAAACAAACGATTGAACTGGCGTCGTTTCCAGGAACTAGTTGAACGAGCTCGTGTAGTAGATGGTGAAGTGTTTATTCGCATTCACGAAGAAGTTGACTCACTTCGTATTGAACTAATTGAAGCTGCTCGCTGTAAATTCGGTGATAGAGAAAAAACTGAAGACGGTTATATTCTCGATGGTATCGAATATGACGAAGATGATGCTCCGATTAGATATTGGTTTACTGATATCGATAAAATGACGCAGACTGAAAAAGGTGGTTCATATTCAGTACCTGCTGAAGATATTATCCATTACTACAGAGAGTTATTCCCAGACCAACGACGCGGTATTCCTGAAGCTGTTGCAATCATCGCAACAATGAACCAATACGATGCGTTCAGTCACGCGACTTTAGTACAGAAACGTGCTGCTGCTAGTTCTATGGGTTTTATTACTCAGGATAAAGATGGACAAGAAGATATCGACCTTGGACTTGAAGAAAAAGAGCATGATGGTGAACAACCTGATGTTATTCAAGACTTTGAGTCTGGTACTATCCATAAACTTCCTGCTGGTCACGATATTAAACAGTTCAGCGCAACTCAAGGTGGTGATGATTTCATTAGCTTTACCGATCGATTAGAGGACCAACTTGCTATGGGTTATGGCTTCTATAAGCAAGGATGGAAAGGCGATACAGCTAATATCAACTACTCTGCTGCACGATTTGGCGATCAAGCTCAACGTAAGATGTTTAAGACTGTTCAACAGAATTTAAAAGAACAAGTCTTTGAAGTTATCTACGAACGTTGGTTAGCGTGGGCAATTCTCAATGAGACTATCCAAGTTAAGATGACGAATATTCCAAGCATTCTTCGTCAGACTATCTGGACATATCCAAAATGGGAAAGCATTGACCCGCTTAAAGATACTCAGAAAGACCAACTTGATGTTGATAATGGTTTTAAATCTGCGTCTGACGTAATTATTAGTCGTGGTGAAGACCCTGAATTGGTATTTGCTCAGATTGAACAAGAACGTTCTCGTTATGTTCCTAAACACGCAAATCAAATCGATATCGCTAAAGCTCCTGCTGAGGTTACTGCTGGTGCTCAAGTAGAAGTAGCTGAGATTAATTCTGATTCAAGCACTGACGAGTAAGCGTAATAAATATAAACATATCGAGCAACTTCGGTTGCTCTTTTCATTCAAAGGACCAACTATGTTAAAGCTCAAGCGAGAATATACGGTCCAGGAAATTCAAGCATCTGAAGACGGTACTTATGAAATCGCTTTTAGTTCTGAAACTCCTGTAGAACGTCAAATTCAAGATGAGTATGGTCAGCCTGTTACAGTTAATGAAATTCTTGTCCACGATGGTCCAGAAAATGCAGACCTGACTCGAATTAATAACGGTGCAGCACTTTTGTTTAACCATAATTTTGATAACCATCTGGGTATTGTTATACCTGGTTCTGTCCGAATTGATGCAGACCGTGTTGGTCGTGCAGTGGTTAAATTTAGTAAGCATGGCCAATTAGCTCAAGAAGTACAAGCAAAAGTCGACGAAGGGACAATTAGTAAAATCTCTTTCGGTTATGACATTAACGAATACGAACTCAAAGGTGATGACCTTATTGTTACTCATTGGGCTCCGTATGAAATCTCTTTCGTAACTGTTCCTGCTGACGACAAAGTTGGACTTGGACGGTTAATAAATACATCTGACACAGCTTCTGCTGTAAAAATTTCAAATTCAAATAAAGGAAACTCCCGAATGAAACGTTACGAAGAAATGTCTGTTGAAGACATCGTTGAAATGACTATTGAAGATTTAGCAGATATGTCTGTTGAAGATATTGAGGCTCTAACTGATGAAGCTCGCGCTAAGCGTGAAGAAATTCTTGAAGAAGACAAAATTGAAGCTGAACAAGCTGGTGATTCTGCTGTTAATGCAACTGATGATGCTCCGGCTCAAGCTCCTGCTCAAGATGAACTTTCTGAAGAAGAACGAGAAGAAGAAACCGAAGAAATTCTCGAAGTAGCAGAGCGCTATAAAGTTCCTCAGAAAGAAGTTGCTAAAGCTCTGGCTCGTGGAATGACCGCTCGTCAGTTCAAACGTTCTATTAAACCTAATAAAGCTCCGGCGGTAATTCGTAATATGCGCAAAGATAATAAAGAAACTCTCGAAAATCGTTTTGATTTAGGCGACGCTGTTCGCTCCATGATGTCTGGTAAAGCTGTTCGCGGCGCTGCTGCTGAATATACTCAGGAAATGACTCGTAAACGTCTGGCTCGTGGTCAGAACGTAAGCACCGGTATCTATCTGCCCGTTAATGCTCTGGCTCAGAATTCTCGTGCTATCAACACCGTTCCGAGTGTTTCTGCTATCCAAGAAACTGTTCAGCGTTATGACTCTTTCGTTGAAATGCTGTTAAAAGGCACTGTAGCCGATCAGCTGGGTGTTAATTTCCTGACTGGCCTGACTACTCCGATTTCTGTTCCGAAACAGACTAAGAGTTCTGTTGATGCATTCGGCTTCGTTGATGAAAACGGTGAAAGCCCGGAAGGTGAAAGCTCGTTCACCAACATTCAGTTCATGCCGAAAACCTTTACTGGTGGTAACCCGATTTCTCGTCAGGCTCTGCTGACCATGCCTAATCTGGGTGCATTCATTTCTGACCATATCGTTAAACATTCTCGCGCTAAGCTGGAAGGTCTGATGTTCGGTTCTGTAACTGATGCCAAAGCTCCAGAAAGCATCATCGCTCAGCTGGTTGCCGCTAAAATGGGTATGACCTATAAAGAGTTCGTTGTTGAAGCAGCTAAAGCTAAAGGCAATGGCGTTGATATGGCTGCATTCAAATATCTGATGCACGCTGCTCTTGAAGGTGATTTGAAAACCACTCTGCGTGATGCTGGTGTTTCTGGTTATATCATCGATGATGAAAACCGTATCGGTGGTCATGACGTTATCGGTTCTGGTCTGGTTAAAGACGGACAAGTAATCGCTGGTGATTTCTCTGCTGTTACCGTTGCAGAATGGGAAGGTCTGGCTCTTGACCTGGACGATACTACTTATCGTAATCGTGGTGCTATCGTTCCTCGCGTATGGGCTGATATCGACTGGAAAGTCTGTGCAGATGACCGTCTGTTCCTGTACGAAAAAGGTACTCCGGCTGAAGCTAAAGCTGCTAAGCAATAAGTAATAAAACACGGGCTCCTTCGGGAGCCCTTTTTTGTTTCTGAACCGTTGATAAATACACCATATAGAGGAGGTTATATGTTATTTCCATATACCAATAAGCAGAAAAAAGAATTTTTAAAACGGTTCGGGCATCCAGTTAAAATTAACGACGAACCAGAACTCGCGATAGTTGAAAGAGAAATTACTAACTCTGATGGGGAAGTATCAGAGACTTTATACGTAACTATCGATCAGAAGTATAAACAAGACGATATTGTTGAGCTTGATAATACCATGTACAGAATCGCTTATATTGTCAATGACGGTTCAGGTCTTGTTGATGCTTATCTGTCTTTCCAATCAGAAGAAGGAAGGATATCTAAATATGACTAATATGCCGTCACTAGGGATTAAACGTGCCTTTGAAGAAATTATAGTTAATGAATTAAATCTGAAGTACGTACAAGATGCATTCACTACAGGTGTTAAGAAAGAAGTACAGGTCATGATTAGCGGTTGGACGGAAGAATATACTCGTCCGCAGTTAAATTCTCGCGGATTAGCTGCTGAAATGAACTTAACGATCGATGTTTTTTCAGAAAATAACGAAACTGGTGTTCATGAGGCCGTTTTTAACTTAATTAAAGTTAGTCCAGTGCATCCTAAATTACTCAAGTTCAAAATTGACAGAATGTTTCCTGCTAGTTCATTCACAAGCTATAACACAGAGTCTTCTAACGGACATATCCAAGCACAAGTTTCAATAACAATCCAGTACATCATAAGGAACTAAAATGGCTACAGAAAAACCAGATATTTTCGTTGGTTCATACGTTAGAGTTGCTCTTAACCGTGATACAACTTCAGAAATCCCGAGTTATTTTGACCCAGGATATATCGAGACTAAAAACTTAGCAGGTTTCCCTGAGGTTTCTTTAAGTCCAGAAGTCCAAACAGTAGAAGAATATCGTGATGAGTATGTTGTCAAACTCTCTGGAGATATCGTTGCTAAAGACACTCAGTTGAGCATTTTTAATGTACCTGATGACCCTTTGGTAGTTGAATTAAACTCAGCCATTGAAGGTAATTACCCATTACGCTTTCGTAATCTGTACGTGATAGACTCTGAGCACGGTGAAAATTCTCAGAACGGTCTGTATCATATTTTTGATGCATACGTTAAGAAAGTCACTACCTCAGGAAGTTCAGACTCTGTAGTTACTAACCATTATACGCTAAGTCCTACAGGAAGGATTTTCCAAGGATTTGTGAATGTTGGAGAAATTATACGTGAGGGTGATTACGGCGTAGGTGCAGGTACTGAAGATATTCCTGGAGTTAAAGACCTCGGGCTATTGACTGGCAATAGATGGATTACTGTCGATGCATCACACTCTCAGAACCCATTCGGTTCTGATACTTCTGCAATGGCAATTCAACATCCTAATAATCTTGGATGGGAAATCATCGGTCAGACAGTTGGTGCGCCAGCGATCAGAATTCGTAATAAGAAACTTGAATCTGATGGTTCTGTAGAAGCATCCAAATGGGTAAAGGTATATTCCGAAACAGACAAACCGCAAGCAGCAGATAACGATTTTGTATCTAAAGCTAACGGTGGATTAGGAAATCAAGGTTTTCAAAAAGAAGTAGAATTTAAAGAAGGCGTAAAAGTTTCTGCGACTTTCAGTGGCGGTAATAGTTTAAACGGGCTTTATTCTGGTAATGGAGACTCGGCATCTCTAGCAACAGCAAATATAGACATTGTTTCGTGGTATGGCGTCGGTATTCGTACTTCACTGGAGGGTAAAGAACGAACCGTAGTTTGGAACTCTAGAACCGGAGACCAAATAAACAAAGGAAGCATAACAGCTTCTATTCTTAGTTCTAATAATGCTCCTACAGCCGCCCAACATTTAACTCGAAAAGATTATGTTGATAATGGATTAAATAAAAAAATAAACGTTGGTTCAACTATCGATTTTGGAACATTCTAAGGAAAAATAATGGCTGATTTAAAACAAATACAATTTAAAAGAACTACAACTGCTGGGAAGAAGCCGACCACTTCAAATATTGCAGAGGGCGAACTTGCGCTCAATATGGCAGATAGTGCGTTATATACACGCAGTGGCGATGCTATTATTCAATTAACAGGCAAAAACATCCCAGAAATCGACACCAATAAATTAACAGTAGCAGGAACCACCACATTAAAAGATAACGTTACTATTTCTCCAAATAAAGCAATCAATTTTGAAACCACCGATTTGAGTGGAGCTATAGTACGCCATATTGTTGGTAAAAACGCTACTAATGATGGGTGGTATATTGGAGCTGGCGGTACAAGCAACAATGGTATCCTTGAGATCGGTACTATTGACGACGGGAATGAAACCATCCAATTTGTACAGCGTGGAGCTAATAACGTTGAGGCCCGGAAACTGGTCTTACTTGATGCCTCTGGTAATACTACTCTCCCAGGCGATTTAAGATTAACTACTAATAAAGCCGTTAAAATTAGTAATGGAAGTGACCTTGTTCTTGAAATGGGTGTAGGCGCTAATGATGTCTATATTAAAAACCAGCGAGGCATAGGGGTTCTTCAATTAACTAACGACAGTAATCTGACATTCAGAAGTTCCCAGGTTTATTACGCCATGGATGGAAGAGGTCCTGGTAAATCTGGTACTCTTCTGACTAATGTAGAAAACGAGCGCCAGCTTAAGCAGGATAATTTCCCTGTAACTACCGGTTCCGAAACTAGATGGACTAAAATTGCTCTTTTAAAAGACCCTGGATCAAGCCAGAGTCGCCTGCAATTAATGGTAACTAATGGCGGTAATTACGGTAGCACTTACAGCTCTATCGACTTTATCGATTGTAGTGCTAGAAACTTCCCGACCACATTAACAAGCAATAACATTCGTAATCACCTGCAAGTTCGTCGACTTGGTAATCCGGCACTCGATGACACTAACCAGTTGCGTTATAGTCTAATTCTTACCTCTGAAGGTTTAGAACTGTGGGTTATGCAACGAGCGTTCATCGGCGGTGTTAAAGTTGCACTGTTATCTATTGCTGGCGGCACTGAATATTATCTGCCTAATGGTTACACATCTTCTTCAACTGCGCCAACAGGTTTAGTCGAGAGTACAGCTATTCGTATCTATGACGAATTAAATAAACCTAATGTTGTCGATGGCACCGAAGGCGTTCTGTCTATTAACCGAGGAGGTACTGGTGGTACTTCTGCTGCGGCAGCACGTAATAACTTAGGCCTTGGTACCGCGGCTGTACGAGATGTAGGTGAAGGTGCTGGCAATGTTTTAGAAAATGGCGCTTACGGCTTAGGCGGTAACGGTGGTAAATCCATCAACGATATCGTTTCTAACGTGGATATGATGACCCGTTTAAAAGCATACGGTGGTACTTTCTGGCGTGGTGCTACTAAATCTGGTGTTAGTGTTCAAAACGGGCTTTATAGTCACGGATCTGGTATTTTTATGAATGCCGGCGATACCATGTCTGCTATTAATATCGACTACGCCAGTGCTAAAGTTCGTGTATATGCAGCTAACAACACCAGCCTTGCGGCAGGAAATGTTAACTACAACGAACTTTACGGAACAGCAAACAAACCCACTAAGGCTGATGTTGGACTGGGTAGTCTAACAAACGACACCCAAGTTAAGAAAGCTGGCGACACTATGACCGGCGATTTAACTGTTCCTAATTTGCATGCTTCTGGCGCCGGTACTGCATCGGTATATGTTAACGCAGGAACCGGAAATGCACATATATGGTTTAGAACAGACGGTAATGAGCGCGGGGTGATTTGGGCAACTCCAAATACAGCAGATCTAGGTCAAATTAATATTCGTGCAAAAACTACTACTGGTGTTTCTGGCGGTGATTTTAGCTTCCGTTCTGACGGTCGGTTAGATGTTCCTGTAGCAGTTAAAGTTGGTGGAGCAGTAATGCTAACCAAAGACGGGAATATCACCTCCGGTTCAATGTTTGGTGGTAACCTTAACAACTATTTGACCTCTATTAAAAACGATATTGTTACTGGTGATAATAAGCAAGTAAGTAAAACTGGCGACACAATGTCTGGTAACTTGACTATTAACGCTAACTTAAAAGTCGAAAACCCTAATGGAACATTTGTTGATTTAGGTTCAGAGAACTCAGATAAGTATAGCAGACTGACTCTTGCCCGCAAAGTTGGCTCTGGCGCAGCTGTAGCGATGCTTAAAATCACTCCTGAAGGATACGTGCAATTTGGTTATCAAGATGCAGTTGCTACTCCATCTCCTAGCAAGTACATCCGAGTTAAACCTGATGGTCTTGATGTAGAAGGGGATTTGGTTTTTAATCAGACATATCGTGGTTCTGAAGAAGCGGTTGATATTTCTGATAAGACTATCGACCTTAATAGTCTGATTATTAGACGATCAGATTTAGGTACTCGCCAGCTGTATAAATGTGTGTCTTCTGGTGGCGGAAATAATATATCGAACAAACCTACCTCTGATGGCAACTTTGTTCTTGAAGTTTTGTCTTTGCGTAAGGTTTCTGATACTGATTGGTCATGTAAGCAGACCTTTACTACAAAGAACGGCGGCGTTGAAGGTGTATATGTTCGCTACGGACAAAACGGTTCATGGTCCGCATGGAAAGAGGCTGTTGCTGGTGTTCAACCGATTAATCTTGGTGGTACTGGAGCAACTTCTGTAGCTGCTGCTCGCAATAACCTTGGTGTTGGTGAAGGACAATCCGTGACATTTGGTGGATTGAATGTCAATGGTAAAATGACTGTCGGTGGTGAATTTGAAGCTAAAAACTCAAAAATCACCGGTAATTTGAACGTATCTGAAGATAACAGAATGATTGTTCTTGGCAAAAACTCCGATATTGGTTTAGTCAAGAAAAATGGCATGCCAGGAAAAATGGCTATCAGTAAATCTAACGCATTTACTATTATGGTATCAACAAATACCAATAACCAAATTAATCCTGCTGATACGTTTAACGATATATTCAAAGTTGATGCTGACGGAAACCAAACAGTTTATGGAAACTCGGCAGTTTCTAGGGCTTTGACTGTATCAAGCTCAGCGACAGTTAATGGTGTTATTAATGCTAACGGTGGTATCAACGTTGCGTCTGGTAAGTTTGTTATTGCGGGGCAAGCTCCTACTGATAACTCTCATTTGACCAACAAGAAATATGTTGATGATAAGGTTGCTTCTGCTATTAGTAATGCTGGCGATACTTATCTTCCATTAGCAGGTGGTACTGTAACCGGAAGATTAATAATTACAGGTGATCAGTTAAAAACCACATCGCTCTGGGCTACCGGAGATACTGCTGTTAATGGTGCTTTAACTGTTGGCGGTAATGTTGTTAGTAATACCGGTATTGGTAGCTTTGTTGGTGCTGTCGATGTTAAGGCCCCTGCCGCAGATAATGGTACAACGCACCTTTGGTTCCGTCATTCCAACGGCGGTGAGCGCGGTGTGATTTACATGCCTGCCCATACTAATACCATGATGGGATTAAGAGCCGCTTCTAGTGAATGGCAACTACACGGTTCTACAGGACGGATGACTGGTCCTGGAGCGCGCTGGACGCTGCATTCTGACGGAAACCTGCAAGGCGATGTTTATGGTGGATATATTACTGACTTTATCAGCAATAGGTTTAACCAGTGTGCTCAATGGGTCCGTACAGGAGCTCAATGGGACATCGGGCCAATAGGGCGCCCTGCGCCAGGTAAAACTGTTGACCCGGGCTGGGTAATGATAGGTCTTAATGCTGATAGAAATGAAGCCAACGAGAACATGCGGATAATCGCCGGACGGTTACAGGTATGGAAGCCGGGTGTTGAATGGATTGATTCTGCAACTTAATTGAATGGGCCTTCGGGCCCTTTAAACTTAAAGGTAAAACTAATGATTATTAAACAAATGAAAGGCATTAAATGGCACCACAATTTCGAGGGTGGTGCCTATTATCGGGACTGTAACGATAATTGTTGGTACAAATTTAGAAATTCTCTTGATAAGAATTCTCATATAATTATAGTTAATGCTAAAACAAACAAAATAATTAATTACTATAACGGCGAAGACCCAACCATGATCGGGTTATTTGCCGATAAAGAAATGATTTTGGATGTTTATCAACTTGACGATTTTCCTGTTGATTCGTGGGGCGAATTCACACAAAGAGAATTTGAATTTGTAGACGAACAAGTTGTGATGACCAAAGATGTACAAGTTCCTAAAGAAAGAACTAAAGATGATATCATGAAAGATTTAATGAAGCTTAAGGCTGAATTGGAATCATTGCAATAAATAGCTCTGAAATAAGCCGGGAAACCGGCTTAATAAATACATCTGTACTTAAATTTAAGGAAATAAAAATGGCTGAAAAATTTGATATCTTTGCTGGCTCTTACGTCAGTGTTTACTACAACTCTAATGTTGATAACAAACAATTCGACTCTGATGAGTTCGTAGAAATCCCGGAAACTGGTGCATTCCCTCAGACTGGTATTGAACGCGAAGTAATTACTGCTCCTAACTATACTCACAAATATAGTCGTAAACTGGCAGGTCGTGGTTCTGTACCTGATATTGACCTGACTGTAAACTATATTCCTGAGAGTATCCATGACCAGCTTTATAAGTTGGCTGAAGATGGTAAACGTGGACAGTTCAAAATCGTATATTGGTTAGATGCAACTAAAACGACTGGTGTGGGTAAAGTCTATAATGGCTTCTTGAGCAACGCTACTTTCGGTGGTGGTGAGACTGAAGTTACTTCTCTGGCACTTACTTTGTCGGTAGACGGTGGTCCAGTAGCGTCAGGTGTTATTACTCCTAAAGCTTAACTGTGAAAAAAATTTAAAGGGACCTTCGGGTCCCTTTTTTTGTTTTCCAACGGTATTAAATAATACCAGAGGTGAACAATGTTTAAAATTCAAGCTGACTTAACAAATCTACTTAATAGATATATCGGTAAAGAGCACCAGTTTGGCCAGAATGATTGCAATATTCTTATTGCTGATTATCTTGACACATTCTGTTCAACAAATTACTTATCGCAATTAAAAGGACAGTACACGTCGATTAAAGAAGGTCTTTCATGCTGTAAAGAACTGACTGGTTTTCATAACGTTCTAGAGGCATGTGAAAAACATCTTGTTCGTTCTGAACAGATAAAAGACGGCTCAGTACTTTTAATTAAAAAAGAACTCAAGAAAAGAGTTTATTACATCGCTACCGTGGTCTTTAACAATAAAGCTCTAGTTGAGCACGAAAATTATTACACGTTAGTTGATGTACAGCCCGAACAATACGAATTAGTTTTTAATAGGAGTTAATATGGCTGTTGTTGCTGTAGGTGCAATTATTGCTGGCGCAGCTGCTGGCGCCGCGGCTTACGCTGCTGGTTTAACAATAGCGTGGTCAATTGGTATAGGTCTTGCCACTGCCGCTATTTCTGGACTCATGTCTTATATGGCTATGAGCCAGACTGTTCCACAATATAACACTACTGATACAGCTACTGCGTTAGGTACTACTTCCGATCCAAAGACTGTTATTCCTGTGGTTTACGGACAGCAGCGAGTAGGCGGTATTAACGTATGGAAAGCAGTAGGTAAAGACACAACTTATCTTGTTCAGATTTTCGCTATCAGTGAAGGTCAGATTGGTGGATTTAAATCTTTATATCTCGACAACAAGAAAATCGTTCTTGATGGGAATTATCAGAGTGGTATTCTTAACGAACAGGCTATACATCCAGATTATAAAAAATATGTTGAAGTTGAATTGTCTGTTGGTGCTCCTAAGGGACATGTTTTCACACTGGCTCAGAAGTACTTAGGTAAAGACATCAATAACTCGGGTTGGCCTGACTCAGCAACTGGTAATAACGTTGCTTCAGTTTGTGTTGTTATGCGCAAACGTAATAAAGACCTGCAAAACCAAGCTGATATTCTCCAGCCTAATTCTCAGTTAACTGCTGATATTAATGGTCTGTTAATTCAAGACCTAAACACCGGTAATAGAGAAGCGTCAAGAAATGGTCCAAGTCAACTTCTTGATTACGCAACTAACACTCGTTACGGTCTGGGTATTCCTCTTGATAAGATTGATACAGAGAGTTTTAAAGCGTGTGCTGACCACTCATTAAGAAACAATCTATACAGCGATGGTTCAACCGATCCAAACGCAACGTTTAAAGAAAACCTTACTCAAATGGCTGCTGCGTTTCAGGGTGTTATTTTTGAGTCCTTTGGCCGAATGACCTGCCGTATAGATGGTCCTGATGTAGTACAGTTTGATTTCAACGAAGATAATATCTCTGCTGGTTCAGTAACTCTTAACTCAGGTGGTTCAGAAGGTTATTACAACACGCTGAACGTTTCATACCAAGACCCTGCTCTTGATTACTCAGACCAAGTACTGCGTTATCCATCTGATACTGTTAATGATGGAACTATCGCAAAAGACAAGCGAATTATTGCTAAAGATATTACATATCGTTTCGTTAAACAGAAATCTCAACTGGATGTTATTGCATCAATCGAGCGTAATAAGTCTCTGTTGAAAAATCAGATTGTGTTCAGTACTGTCGATGCTTATACGGTTCAAGCATGGGACGTTATTAGAGTTAATTTCCCTGAATTACAACTTCAAGACTCGTTATGGCGTGTTTTTCAAGTTGATCGTTCTTTAGAGAAAGGTGCTGCTGGACTGATTACTATCACAGCTGCTGAGTACGACCCGAAGGTCTATACCGATCTAGATTATGCAAAAGACCCGAATAATTCAGGTTCAAACATTCCAAATGCATCTGTACTTATCGCACCAAAAAATCTGCAAGTAACTTCTGTTGCTGAAACTGCTATTGGACGTACTTTTAAAGTTCAATGGGAAAGTGAAGAAGATTTTAACCGAGCAGGTTTCTACGTTCAGTATGCTGTTTCTGGTACTGATGAGTGGACTCAGGCAGGTTTCACTTCTGGTAATTATTTCATGATAATGAACATGGACATTACCAAGAAGTACGATATCCGCGTTTGTGCTACTGGCCTTGTGTATCGTTCAGAGTGGGTCTATCAGAACAACACTAACCCTGCTGTTTCTTACCAGCTTCCAAAGGTCACTGGATTGCGTCTAGTTAACTCTGATGCTGGGACTAATATCACCACGGCAACTCAGTTTGAATTCGCCTGGGATGACCAGAGTAACCAGAAATTCAACGTTAACGGTACTACTCAAACATTCGATGAAGTGTTCCAGTACTATGAAGTCCAAATCACTGGTACTAAGACCGTTTCGTACAGAACTAAGAACATTAACTTCACGTATGATTTCAGAATGAACCAGTTGAACGGTCTGTCTCGTGAAATCACCATCAAAGTAATCGCTGTTGGTTATGCTGGTATGAAGTCAGAACCTGTTCAAATCACGGTTAAGAATAATCAGCATCCTGCGATTCAGAACTTCGTAGCTCGTACAGGTATTAGTCTTAACTCAGGTATGATTTTCACTCAGTGGAAACCTTCTACTGTTCCTGATTTTGAGCAAACTACTGTTCAGATTGCTCGCGATAAGGAGTTCACTAAAGAAGTTCGTTCATTCGTTTCTAAAGACGATGTTCTTAACTTTGAGTTAGGTGAAAACGGCGAAGGTACTTGGTACGTCAAAGCTGCTCAGAATGACGTATTTGGTTCTGATAACGTTGTATGGACAAGTCCTACAATCTTAGACGTTAAGTATGAAATTCCGTTCACGCCTGATGATATTGACACTATCGAAGATATGCTTGGTCTTAAGGATAAGCTCAAGGATACTCTTGATAGCGCTAATACACATGCTAATAACGTTTCAGAGCAAGCTAAGAAAGATGCTGAAAAATACGCTGATGATACTGTTAAACGTTCTGAAGTAAAAACTAAAGAGTACACCGACGCTGAAGTTAAAAAATCTAATGACTATACTGATGCTGAAATAGGGAAATCTAATGATAGAACTGACGGAGCTATCAAAGACTCTGAAGCAAGAACTCAAGTTAAAATAACAGCAGTTCGTGAGTACACCGATACTCAAGTTGTGGAAGCTACTAAAGCTCTTAACCAGACTATCGCTGAGAACACCACTGAAATAAACGGTAAGATTGACGGTGTTGAAACATCTATTAACGGTAAGATTACTACTATTGAGAAAAACCAAACGACTTTTGAGAAACAGACTAATCAGAAGTTCACTTCAATGGAAAGTAATTTCACTACTAAAATTGGTGAGTCTGAAAAACGTACTAACGCTAAAATCACTGGTCTTACAGAAACAGTAACTACTAATGATAAAGCGTATGCTCAGAAGTTTGATAAAATGGAGAGTTCCATTGAGAATAACTCTTCTGAAATTGATAAGAGTAATGGCGAGATTAAAAAGAACACTGCTTCTATTTCTTCTTTACGTGAAACAGTAGCTACTAATGAAAAGAACACAGCAACTAGCATGGAACAACTAGAAGCTCGTGTAGGTGATAAAATCGCTAATGTTTCTACTGAAGCTAAAGCTGAGATTGATAAAGTTACTAATCAAGTTAACTCTCAGTACGCAATGACTGTTGATGCTAATGGGGTTTATGCTGGTTTTACTTTATTAGCGCAAGATGGTCCAGTTAAAGGTTCTAAAGCAATATTCGCAGCTGATAAGTTCATGATTGTTCCTACTGAACAAGACGCAGCGAAAGCTAAGCCAGTGTTTGCTGTAGATACAACTACCAGAACTGTCTATCTTGACAACGCTGTTATTAAAGATGCATCGATTGGTACTGCTAAAATTGCAGATGCTGCGATTGATACAGCTAAAATTAAAGATGCTTCCATTACTAATGGAAAAATCACAGGGTTTATCCAATCAGATAACTATGTTCCTGGTTCTCAAGGTTGGAAAATCAACAAGAACGGTGGTTCTGAATTTAGTAATGTTGTTGTTAGGGGTGAAGTACACGCTAATTCAGGTGTGTTTAACGGAACAGTTAACGCGCAGAATGGTGTGTTTAACGGAACAGTCAATGCTAATGGTGGTGTGTTTAACAACGTCAGAATTGAAAGAAACTGTACTGTTCTTGGAACTATCTACGCTGAGAATATTCAAGGCGATATCGTCACTATGACTGACCGTGTATCTAAAGCATGGCCACCTAGTGGTAATACAAGTTCTGGTACTCGTTATCCTATCGCAACTATTGACGGTATGCCATTTAACAGGGTTATGGTCTTTAGTGGTGATGTTTCTATTCAGCAAACATGGAGACAGAACGTTACTATTCGAGTTAATGAAGACGTTGTATGGACTTTTGACTCAGGTAACGATGGTAAAAACTTTAATACAAATATATTTTCATTTAGAGTTCCTGCTGCCCCTATGGGAACTAAGCAGTATGTTACCATTCAATGGCCTAACCGTGGTGATAGCGGTAGGTTCGCGTTTACCGGTGTTGTTTCGTTGTACAAAACTTCAGGAAGCATAGCATTAGCTTAATTGATGAGCCAAGGACGGTTTTATTTCTGAGGCAAGAATATGGTAGGAGATATCACTGTATATCTTGCGATTGCTTCACTTGTGGGAGGATTAATAACATGGGGAATATCTGAGATAAGAAGAAAGTACTCTAATAAAGAAGACCTCGAAAGACGTATCACAGCTATCGAGTCGAAATTAGATATTAATAGTACTAACAGTAAGAATTATCTTGAGCGTCTTAATGAAATTAAAGATGCATTAGTAGATATTCGTACAGAAATTCGGACTATTGAAGAAAGGACCCGTGGAAATGAAATTCAACTAGCAAGAATAGAAGGTCGTAATGGCTTTGTTGAATAAATCGAACTTTTGCTGAGTTGAAGGATCAGAGCACGTATCTTCCCGACAACGCAGACCGTTCCGTGGCAAAGCAAAAGTTCAAAATCACCAACTGGCCCACCT